AAAAACTAAGAAAAAATGATTACCACCGAATACGGTAAGAAAAACATCTACCCAAACGAACCACCCATACAATTATTACCACAACAAAAACTAATGTCACCAGAAGCAGAAAGATTTAATGGCTGGGCAGCAATGCTCGGATTCGTAGCAGCTGTAGGAGCCTACGCAACAACAGGACAAATCATACCCGGTATATTCTAATGGCAGCTATCTCTGTAACAAGAGGTACTAGCACTAGCAACTGGGAAAGATTTTGCCAATGGGTTACAAGCACAGAGAACCGCCTATATGTAGGTTGGTTTGGTGTACTTATGATCCCTTGCTTATTAGCAGCAACAACTTGTTTTATATTAGCCTTCATCGCAGCACCGCCTGTAGACATAGACGGCATACGTGAGCCCGTTTCCGGCTCCTTATTATATGGGAACAATATTATATCAGGAGCTGTCGTCCCCTCCTCGAACGCAATCGGACTACATTTTTATCCTATATGGGAAGCTGGAACCTTAGACGAATGGTTATACAACGGCGGACCATATCAACTCATTGTCTTTCACTTCTTAATAGGAGTACTTGCATATGCAGGGAGACAGTGGGAACTTTCATACAGACTAGGTATGAGACCTTGGATCTTTGTTGCATACACAGCTCCAGTCTCAGCAGCTCTAGCTGTATTTCTTGTTTATCCTTTCGGACAGGGATCTTTCTCTGACGGAATGCCTTTAGGAATAAGTGGAACATTCAACTTTATGTTTGTCTTCCAAGCGGAGCACAACATCCTTATGCACCCCTTTCATATGCTCGGAGTTGCGGGTGTGTTTGGCGGTGCTCTGTTTGCTGCTATGCACGGAAGCCTTGTTACTTCCTCAATCCTTCGGGAGACCACGGAAGATATCTCACAGAACTATGGCTACAAGTTTGGTCAGGACGAGGAAACTTATAACATCGTAGCAGCCCATGGCTACTTCGGTAGACTTATTTTCCAATATGCCTCTTTTAATAATTCTCGTAGCTTACATTTCTTTTTGGCTACTTGGCCCGTGGTTGGCATATGGCTCACCTCAATGGGCATCTGCACCATGGCTTTCAACCTTAATGGTTTTAACTTTAATCAGTCCGTCGTTGACGCTAACGGCAAGATCGTTCCAACATGGGCTGACGTATTAAACAGAGCCAACCTTGGCTTTGAAGTAATGCACGAGCGTAACGCTCACAACTTCCCACTTGACTTAGCATCTGCTGAGACAACAGAAGTAGCATTAACTGCTCCATCAATCGGATAATACATTTGTCCACGATCAAAGACCTCCTATTTACAGGGGGTCTTTTTTTATGCTATACTGAGGGAAATCCGACTTTCTGTGCCCAGAAAAGTGGAAAAAATATTTCGGGTATTTTTTGCCCACAGGGTTTTTTCAATAAATAGTAGTGTACACGAGGTTACAAAGATGAAAACTATCGAAGAACACATTCAGTATGACTTAGACCACGTAAACGATCCAACAGTTTCTAGTGCTGCTAGAAGACACTATAAAACTGAGTTGGTAGAGTTACAAGAGTACGCTGAACACCACAAAGATGAGATCGAAGCAGGAGATCACCATGACCCAAATGCTCTAGAGCTATTTTGTGATTTACACCCAGATGAACCTGAGTGTCTAGTATATGATGATTAAATGAACTTTATTGGCATATATGATGACATTTTGACTGCCGATGATTGTAATGTCATAATTCAATATTTTAACAAACATCCCGACAAGGAAGCGGGACAGATAGGGTATGGTTTTGTCGATCCTGAGTTAAAGGACTCTACAGACGTATATACGAGATTTTCGGAGTCCAGTTTTACTCATAAGATAATCTATGGTGCTCTAGTAAAGGCATTTGGCGAATACGAGAAAGAACATAAAAATTTACAACATACTGACCGATTTTCGTTATTTGACAGTTTCAACATACAACACTATAAACCAAAAGGCGGTTTTAAGTTGTGGCATCATGAAACGACCAATTTTACGAATTATCCAAATCCCCAAACAACTCGTGCCTTGGCATGGAGTATATTTCTAAATAATTGCTCAGATGGAGGAACAATGTTCCTTGAGCAAGGGTTTACCATGGAAGCGATTGTGGGGAGAATCGCACTTTGGCCTGCTGCGTGGACACATGTACACAAAGGGCAAATCTCAGAGATAGAGGAGAAATATATAGCTACTGGATGGTTTAATTACGAAGTACCTCAATGAACTTTACTGTATACTCGAAAGACGGTTGCCCCTTTTGTGACCGTATCAAGCAAGTATTGACACTTGCCAAATTACAACATGTAGTATATGATCTGAATAAGGACTTCAACCGACAAGAGTTTTACGAAGAATTTGGCAATGGGGCAACATTTCCCCAAGTCACATGTAATGGTAAAAAACTCGGTGGTTGTACCGACACAGTACACTACTTAAGAGAGCACAACTTTGTCTAAACAAAACACAGACGATATCTACGAACTTGCTGAAAGAGCACTGGACGTAGCAATAATGGAGAAGAGGTTCCTATTCAAACTATACCCCCTTCTAACGCACTCTAAAGCGACTAGAAAGGCGACATTAGAGTTCTTGGAGTCAACTACTGCCAAGGCGATAGAAGAGACCGCACACGACCTTGAAGAGTACATCAAGGGTGGTAAAGATTCAGAACATACGCAAATCCGTGAAGCGTACCACTTCCTTAGCAAACCAGAAGCAAGGAAAATTGTAAAATACTTGAGGGGAATTATTGACGATGCCAAAAAATACGAGTGGGAGCACCGACCAGGTAGAAGGAAGAGATCCATCGCTAAATAAAGGCATAGAGCTAATGCTCCCACGAAGAAGGAGGACGAAACGAAGTAACGTAGACTTTGATTTGACCCTCCCTTTGTTTAAGTGGAGGTGTCGATTAAGAATTAAATTTGACATCACGGAGAGCAATGGAAACTAACTTACTAATTTGGGTTGCTAGTGTTAGCACCCTATTCGCCTTTGGATTAGGCGGTATAATAGGATGGATATATAGAGGTACCGTTGACCAAAACACATATAAGCGTCAACTAGATAATCTACATCCTGAGTTTTTGGATGGTAATGGAGCATATGTTAATGAAGAACTGCTAGCAGTTAAATTCATGGATGATGAACTACTACTTGACGAAGAGGAGGATTGATAGTATACTGATTTGATAAGGTAACATTATTATGGCGAAAAAATTACCAAATGATGCGTTGTTGACTGAAATCATACAACAAGTCTCTTCTGCTAAGACTAAGAAAGAGAAAGTAGAATTATTACAGAAGTACAACAACAATGGACTTAGAGCACTCATGATCATCAATTTTGATGAATCACTCAAGTTCATGCTTCCTGATGGTGAAGTTCCTTTCAAAAGGAATGACGCACCCGCAGGAACTGAGCATACTCGTCTTGACAGTGAGTATAAAGGGTTCTATCGCTTCTTTAAGGGTGGCGATGACACTCTTTCCTCTATGCATAGAGAAAAGTTGTTTATACAACTCCTAGAGGGTCTACAGGAGGCAGAAGCGGATTTATTCGTTCTTGCCTGTAACAAGGATCTTCAATCTAAGTATAGAGTGACCAAAGCGGTTGTATCTGAAGCATTTCCTCAAATTGAGTGGGGTGGTAGAGGGTGACCGTTTGGGCAAAGAACGAGGATGTACCAGAAAAACAAGATAAGTACAATATCGTCGTTCTAGAGATTGATTGCGATAAGAAACTCGCTGACAATCCTAAACTTCCTCGTAATTCTTACATTGTCACTTATATGACAGATGGAGTTGAACATCATGATATTATTATTGGTCTTAAGGTCAATATTTTTGATTGTTACTATGATTCCCTAGGTAAGGGTAGTTTAAAAAGTATAGAGTATACAGGTGGACAAATCACAGCAAAACTCTTCGATGCCAACAAATACATTGACGCATCAAATAAAGGAGCTACAAAAAAGAAAAAATGACTTGTTTGACTTCAAGTCAGAA